TCATTTTTCTTTGAATCGTATCGGCATATAAGGCCATCTTTTGTCTTATAGCCCTTGATACCGTTCCCACAGGGGCTTTCCAGAAGTTGAACCGCCCGCTTTTCGTACTGCTCCTTTGTTGTAATGCCATCGGGAGCGTACTCAGCGGCGTGGGTTCTTCCGTTCTGCCAGTGGTTGTTCAGCTTCTGCTTGTTGGGAAACCCTTTCACTTTGAAAGCGTTTGCGCCTTTTGCCGAAACTGCGTTAGAATTTATTTTAGCATGACTTTGGGAATCATTCAAGTCTTTTGACGATTTTTCCTTGCCCAATTCATCTTTTGACGTTGTGTTCCCCATGCTGGAGAACTTCCCATCCTCATCGCGCTTGTGCTTGCTTGGATCGAAGTCGTCCAGCGTCAGGCCCAGTTGTTCAAGATATTCTTCCACGCTCCTGCGGAATGGGTCGAACACCAGCCCGCCGGGGACCTCTTGGGCAAGAATCTGTTCTGGGGTGAACCATGTGGCGGTGAACATCTCTTCCTGATCGCACACCGGGATTCCCGCATAGTCGTTGACGCGGTATATCTGCACAGGGAGGATTTCTTCTGGTTTTCCTTTACAGTTACCAAGATAGGTAATATTTCCAACGTCAATTCCAAACTCTTCTTTGGCTTCCCGGCGGAAGGCCACCCCCGGCGTTTCTTTCGGCTCGATATGCCCACCGGGGCCACACCAGCCTTGACCATCGGAGCGACGCCCGCAGAGGATCTTGCCGTCCTGCACGACAAAGCCCGCCACATAACCGCAGTCTCCCTCATCGGTAACAAGACCGCTTGCGTCCGCGACGTTCTGTTGCTGACCATCAGCGGCTTCCTGCTGGGTATCGGCTCCGCCAAGTCCCCAGTCTTGGTGAATGTCCGCTTCCGTGAGAATGTTCTCTGGGTCAAACTGTTCGTCGCGAACCATCGCGCGGCGAACTTCTTCAGCTTCGACAATTCCATTTGTGACGTATGTGCCAGCGGTCTGTGCTCTGGTGAGCTGTGCCGCAGCAGCAGCTTGGTCTTGTGCTGCCTTTTCATCGTCAGACGGGCTCCACGCGCTCTTGTAGGTCACGGTGTATTCAGGGATTTCCTTGACTTCCCTGTTCCAAACCATACCACGAAGAATCAGCTCGACGAGGGTACGGGTGTTATCGCGGAGGTCGCCGTTTTGGAGGCCTCCGACGAATTCCTTGTAATTTTCAAGGTCACTCTCTCCGGTGGCATTCTCGCCCGCCGGGGAACGCCCAAAAAGCCGCGTCTGTGGGATATGAGATACAGCAGACAACATCGCACAGGCATTGTCCAGAATGTCCTTAACGCCAGCAACAGACAGGGATTGAACGCCCACATCCTCGCCGTCGGCATCAATAATGACCATGTTCAGCAGATTACGGGCAAGGTCAAGCATTTCCATACGCTGAAGAACCGTATCCTCGCCGTCTGCCGTGGAAAGCACACCAGCAAGATTCTTCATCTTGTAGGTCACCATCGACAGCCGTTCCAACAGGCGGATAGAATAGCCGGGGCCTATGCTGGCATTTCTCAGCTCTTCACGAATGCGCAGATACTCCGGGATGCCCCATGTGCGGTAGAGATTAGCCATAGTGGAGCTTTCCGGGATGTCCGAGTTATGGAAAACAAGGCATCTGGACGAATGCACAACATAGTTGCCGTACACGCTGTTGACTTGGTAGTACTCCGGGATGCCAGTGCCGCCCCGGCGGTAATCCTCATCGTCCGGGTTGTTCTCATATCCATTGACCCAAAGAGGATACATTTCGTTGCGGCCATATACCAACAGCTCTTCGACGCCGTGCACGTCACGCCAGTTCAAAGGATTCTGCAGGAGCCGCCCGTCGTCAACCAGCATCACCACAGCAGCGCCGCCAAAGAGCCGCGCCCAGCGCAAAGCCTTGGCAAATTTGCTCTGGTATCGGATGGTCTGCAAGTGGTTGTCGATCTGCTTCTGCAAGTCTTTGTCCTTGATGCCGAGGTCGATGCCGTTCTTGGTTGCGTCGTCCGCCGGGGCATCAATAATGGTTGAGAACAACCCGTTTCCTGCATAGAGATCGGCCAGCTCCGTATCGCTTACCGCAGAGCCAGACGCCCACTGGTAGTACTCCGTGCTGTCGTGCTGGGTGCCGTACTTGTTCAGCACATTGTAGTAACCGTCAAGGCGCAGCTGTGTTTTAATTTTTCCGGGAATAACTTTTTTCACGCTTTCTCCTTTCCGATTACGTTAAATCAGGCTGCTGACATCAAAAATTCCGCCCTCGTATAATGCCAGCGCAACTGCATCAGCCCGGTCCGGGCTGGTCAGACCGCGCTTCTTTAGCGACTCCTTGCTTTCAAGTTTCAGCTTGGAGGGTGCGCCGCTGAAGATGTACTTGCGGGTCGTGAGCTGACCTATCAAGGTCGCGTCATCCGGCAAATGCAGGAGACCAGACGCCGCCATGTCGCGCAGGACAGCCCACATCCATGTTGAAATATCGGCATATCTCCCGGCGGCTTCCTTGTCAGGAACAGCAGACGAGAAATTGACAGGAACAACCATGAGTTTGTTCAGCTTCTGCCGAATCTTCTCCCTGTTGAGAATATCCGTCACTCCGCCGCCCACACCCGTATCGTCAATAATCGCATAGATCAGACCGCGATATTGCGGATGCGCTGTGCGCAGGGCCTTGTACATTTCGATAATGTCATCGGCTGTTGCGTACAGGTCTTGACCGTGGCGCGTGACCAGCTTTTGAATGTTCCCGTCAATGTTCTTCGCAATGGCGGTGTCGTCGTTGCCGAAGCGGGCCACATCGCATCCAATAGCAATTCTGGCCGGAATGCTGTGCTCAAGCGGTTCAGTATTGACCGCCTTTGTGGCAAGCGCCATCGGAATAAAGACGTCGTCCTCATTTTCCGGGAACTCGCCGTCAACACGGACGCGGACCACATTGCTGTTCTTGCCGAACTTTCGCTCCAAGTCAGCGATATTTTGCTTATTCGTGCGGGGGCTGTCCCTGCTGGACACCTTCATGCAGTAGTAGGACTGGGCATCCACGGTGTGCGAATCGTGGAATGTGCCAGTGTTCTGCGTTGGGTTTCCGCACATCAGTAAGCGGTTGTTATCGCCGGACAATGTGCCCTGTATGGCCTCCATGATGGGGTCAGCAACGCCGGATGCCTCGTCCACCACGAAAAGCATATTGTCTTCGTGGAAGCCCTGCATATTCTCTGGCTTAGTGGCTGTACGGGCCACGGCGAACCAGCGTTTCTCATGTCCTCTCATGTAGACACGGGTCTTTGTCCATACAAGCATGGCCTGCAAGACAGGACTGCGCTCCTGCCACTTGGCAATCTCAGCCCAGAGCACATCGTTCAACTGCTGGCGGGTCGGTGCCGTGCACACGACGCGAGGATACGGGAAGCAAGCCAAGAACCAGAGCACCAAGTTTGCTTCAAAAGCTGTTTTTCCAACGCCCTGTCCTGAACGGATGGAAACTTTGCGGTGCTGTGCAATGGCCGTAGCCGCTTCTTTTTGCCATTTATCCGGCTTGAAGCGTGTAACCTCTTTGAAGAACAAGCAGGGGTCTTTGCGGTACAGCGGGAGCCGTTTGGCGAAGACTTCACGTTGTCTCAGCGCCATCGTCCTCACCCTCCACTTCTGCATCCGCCGCCTCGACTGCCGCCACCCAGTCGTCTACCAGCTCATTCTTGCCGCTGTTGCTCATTCTGCGCAGGTCGGCAAGCTGCTGTATCACCTTAGACTTCTGGCGCTGTACATCGGTCAATAGCCGCTCTAAGCGCTCAACGATGAGGTAGCTTGACTCGGTAGTGGTTGATGTCTCAACGCTGGTGCCAGGAAGACGTTCTTCCCTTTGCACCTTTGCATCTATCCGCTCAATGTAAACCTCCTTGTCGTTGGCCTCTTTTTCTTTATCCTCATCCAGCCGGGTAAAAGACCTGCTGGATTTTGATGTATGCACCGACTGGACGTGCTGCTTCTTTTCCTGAGCTGCCGTGATGCGCTGGAGCAGGAACGCTTCGCGGGCAGTCAGCAGTTGAAGCTCCTGTATCAACAGATCCTCCGCGTCCACGTCTTTCGTGCAGTCCTGTATAGCT